ACTTAATTTCGCGCTCGGCGTCCAACAAACGGTGCGGGCCGAAGTCATGAATCTTATGCCGCAAATCAGCAATGCGGCGAAATCTGCGGTCGCTGACGCTCGGTTGCGCGGTGGATCGTTTGCAGGGGCGTTCAGATAATGGCAATTACTTTCCCGGTCACCTTCCCAGCAATCGGCATTCGCTCGATGACTATTCGCGGACGTAACGTCGTCGGTATTGCGGCGAGCCCGTTCACTGGTCAACAACAAGTTTATAAGCACCGAGGTCAATGGTGGGAGGCCGAGGTCACAATGCCGCCAATGAAACGTGCGGACGCAGAGCAAGTCGCGGCTTTTCTGCTCTCGCTCAATGGTCGGTATGGAACTTTTCTGCTCGGCGATCCCGCCAATACCTCTCCGCGTGGAGTGGGTACGGGAACCCCGCTCGTCAATGGTGGAAACCAAACAGGTCAAGACCTCGTCACCGACGGATGGACGCCCGACACGACGGGCATTTTGAAGGCTGGCGATTGGATTCAAATTGGGTCTTCGCTTGACACGCATTTACATAAGGTTCTTGCCGACGTCAATTCCGACGGTTCGGGCAATGCAACGCTGACCATTTGGCCTGACATTCGTGCGGGTGTAGGTGATGACGCGGCAATTACCGTCTCGTCTCCAAAAGGTTTGTGGAGGCTTGCGGCAAACGATACGGAATTCTCTATCGACGAGGCTTCCATTTACGGAATCACATTCCCGTGCATTGAGGCGATCTAATGCGCGACTTGACCTCCGCAATGCAAACCGAGGTCGGCAAAACCGAGGTCGCGCCGTTTCTGCTTTTTGAGGGTGAGTTTATAAGTGGCTCCGTGCGGGCGTGGTCGGGTTATGGAAATATGACGTGGCGCGGAGTGTCGTGGGATGGTACTGGGACGCTTTTGTCAATATCTAGCGTCTCGGAAACCAACGAGACCGCCGCGCAGGGAATAACCGTCACGTTGAACGGTCTACCGTCGGAGCTCATAAGCCTCGTTTTGAGTGAGGTCAAACAGGGTGCGAGCGGGAAAGTTTATCTCGGCTTGTTGGACGGTCAACAAGTCATTAACGACCCGATTCTCTTATTCTCCGGCAAACTTGATATTCCCGGCGTCTTTGACGAAGGCGAGACCGCAGAGGTTTCGATCACCTACGAAAGTCGTTTGATCGACCTCGAGCGATCACGAGTGAATCGCTACACGCCGGAAGATCAGAAAAGGCTTTTCCCCGGCGATCTGGGGCTCGATTACGTTCCCGCAATTCAAGACAAGAAAGTCGTATGGGGTCGCAAGTGAGGGTCGATTTATGGGAATCCAAACTCGCTGAGTATCTCAAAAATGTTGGACCGTTTGAGTGGGGAAAAAACGACTGTTGCTTGTTCGCCGCCAATGCGGTTGAAGTCATCACGGGAACGGACCCCGCGAAGAAATACAGAGGTTATAAGACGCAACTCGGTGCGGCAAAAAAGATCAAAGATATTGGCGTTGAAGGCGCGTGGACGAAAGAGTTTGGCGAGCCTATCAATCCAAAATTATTGCGACGTGGTGACGTAGTTTTGTTCGATAATGATGGGAGTCTTGCGGTCGGTGTTTGCATTGGATCGCAATTTGCCGCAGTCGGCGAAATGGGCGTTTTACTGTTTCCTATGAATCAAGCATTGAAGGGTTGGCGAATTGTCTAAGGCTGTCAAAACCGTTGCTCTCGTTGTTGCGGCGATCTATGTTCCGCAGTTATCGAAAGAGTTTATTGCCGCCGCTGGGCTGACGGGAACGACTGCGACTGTTGCGACTGCGGTGACGTCTGCGGTCGTTTTGACTGGTGTTTCTCAAGCTCTCGCACCATCGCCGCCTAAACCGTCAATTCCATCATTAAGTTTGCCGGGGGCCGGAGGGTCGCCCGCGTCATCTACTCAAACAAGTCTCGGGGCCGATCAAACGCTCTCGATCCGTCAACCGGTCGGAGCTCATCAAATTATCTATGGACGCACTCGCGTCGGCGGCAATATCGTCTTTTTGCAGACCACAAGCAACAACAACTATTTGCATTTGATTATTGCGGTCGCTGGTCACGAGATCGACGCATTTGAGAAGGTTTATTTTGATGACGCGGAAGTCACTCTCGACGGGAATGGGGTCGGCTTTCACGGACTTGCACGGGTTAAATACAACCTCGGGAGTGACGATCAAGAGGCATTCTCTGATCTTGTTTCGGAGTCGGGCGGCAAGTGGACAAATGACCATCGTTTGCGCGGCATTGCTTGTGCGTATATTCGTCTGAATTTCGACATTGATAAATTCCCGAACGGTATTCCCAACATTACATTTCAAGTGCGAGGCAAAAAGGTTTATGACCCGAGGACAGAAACAACGGCGTGGTCATCTAATTCCGCACTCTGTTTGAATGACTTTTTGACCAGTAACCGCTACGGTCTTGCGGCTGATTACGATACCGAGATCGACGAGACCCAACTTATTGCGGCGGCCAATATCTGCGATGAAGACATAAATCTCAAAGAGGGCGGTACAGAGAACCGATACGAGACCCACGGGGTTATCTCAACGGCTGACACTCCGGAATCCATCATCAATAGCATACTCGGTTCAATGGCTGGGAAAGCGGTCTATTCGGGCGGCGTTTGGCGAATCATTCCCGGTGCGTATTACACGCCGGAATTGACGTTCGATGAGGATGATCTTCGGGCCGGCATAAAGGTTCAATCTTTAGTATCTCGGAGAGAATCGTTCAATGCGGTGAAGGGCGTCTTTTCCTCTGCGGGCGACAATTACATCATTACCGACTTTCCCGCAATTGTTTCCCAAACCTATCTCGAGCAAGACAATAATGAAAGGGTGTTCAAGTCGATTGAGCTCGGGTTTACCACGTCGGCGAGTATGGCCCAACGTATCGCAAAGATTGATCTCTTGCGGGCTCGGCAACAAATCACCGTCACAATGCCGCTCAAATTGCAGGGCCTCAAAGCGACGGTCGGCGATATTATTCAAGTCACCAATGCGCGACTCGGATGGTCAAGCAAACCATTTGAAGTGACCAATATGGTCATGACGCTCGGGGAGGTCCCCGGCGTTGACTTAGAACTGCGGGAAATTGCTTCGTCGGTCTTTGATTGGACCTCGAGCGAAGAAGAAATTCTCGATCCCGCACCGAATACTGACCTTCCGAATCCGTTCGAGGCGACTGTTCCCGGAATTACCATTTCTGACGATATAAGAATTGTCAATCAACAAATCGCGACTGTTCTTATTGTTGACGTCACGGGAGCAAGATTCTTTCAAGAAACCTATGAAGTGCAAGCGAAAAAGAGCACCGATACCGAGTGGATCAATCTCGGTCGAGCAAGCGCAAATCGGTTTGAGCTCATGTTTGTTGAGGATGGGGTTATTTATAACGTGCGGGCGCGAACTGTAAACACGCTCGGCGTTCGTTCGGAATATGCAACTGGTTCGCATCAAATCGTCGGGCAGACGGAGCCTCCGCAAGACGTCACCGATTTCGCGATCAACATTGTCGGAACCGAAGCGCATTGCCGCTGGACGCCCGTCACCGACCTCGACCTCTCGCATTATGTGATTCGTCATTCTCGGTTGACGACCGGAGCCATTTATTCGGACGCGATAACCGTTGCGGACAAAATCAGTCGTCCCGGCAACTCCGCAGTCGTTCCCGCAATGACGGGGACCTATTTCATAAAGGCCATTGACAAGTCGGGCATTGAATCGCTGGTTGCGGCCTCGAGCGTTGCGGTCATTGACGCCATTCCGAACCTTAATCTCGTGGAAACAGTAGTCGAACAACCGACTTTCGCGGGCTCCAAAAGCGACGTCATTCTTTATGAATCCTCGATCATTCTCGACTCTGACGTGCTCTTTGACGATAAGTCGGGACTGTTTGACGATGCGGAAGGTGCATTCGACTTTGCGGGCGGTGGTTTCGCTTTAAGTGGAACCTATGACTTCGACAACTCGGTGGATTTGGGAGCGGTCTATACCTCTCGCGTGACTGCGGTTGTGGAGCTCACCCGAATCGACGTGGTCAATTCATTCGATGCGGCCCTCGGCTTGTTTGATGATCGAATCGGACTGTTTGACGGTGACGCCGCCAATACGGGCGACTGCGACGTGGAGCTCTACGTTTCCACGACCGAAGACGATCCCGCTGGGGCTCCAACGTGGTCGGCTTACCGCAAGTTTGTGGTCGGAGACTATAAGGCGCGAGCTCTGCGTTTTAGGGCTATTTTGACCACTACAAATGCCAACGTGACGCCGCAAGTCACTACTTTAGAGGTCACGGTTGATATGCCCGAGAGGACTCTTGCGGGCGACGATATAACCTCCGGCACGGATGCGGGCGGGAAGGTGGTCACCTTTACTCGAGCCTTTAAGGTCGCTCCGGCATTGGGCATTTCTGCTCAAAATTTAGTCTCCGGCGACTACTATGAAATTGTTTCAAAATCGGCGGGAGGCTTTACAATACGTTTTAAGGACTCCGGCGGGACGGTAGTCAATCGAACTTTTGACTATGTGGCTCGCGGTTACGGAGAATACATTTCAGCATAGGTGACAAAATGGCACAAAACGACTTCACAATTGCAAATCAATCGTTTCCGAGTTTCCGCACGGACCTAAACTCCGCGCTTCAATCGCTCGTGACGCTATCCAGCGGGGCAACGGAACCGTCAACGACCTTTGCTTATCAGATTTGGCTCGACGACTCTGCGGACCCTTCGGTCTTAAAGGTGCGGAACGACGCTAATGATGCGTGGATCACAATTGGCAAGATCACTCAGACGACCGACCTCTACTCGGTGGTTGCGGATACGATCTCAGAGGCGACGAGTGCGGCTGGGGTGACTGCGGACGGGGTTCTCTTAAAAGACGGTGGAGTCACGGTCTCTGCGGCGATCAATGCGGCTGACCAACTGTTAAATCGACCCGTCTTGCAAGACTACGCAATCGAGGGCTCGGCAATTGGAAACACGGGAGCGACTCGGACGTTCGATCTCACGACCGCAAACTTTTTCTCCGCGACGCTCGATCAAGATTCAACGTGGACCTTCAGCAATCCGTCAGGTTCGGGGGACTTTTGCGGCTTCGTGGTGGAGCTCACAAACGGCGGGGCGTTTACGGTCACTTATCCGGCGGCGGTGGACTGGGTCGGCGGTACTGCCCCGACTCTTACCGCAAGCGGAAAAGATTTGCTTGTGTTTGTAACCCGCGATGCGGGAACGACGTGGCTCGGACTCGTGGCTGGATTGGATATTAAATAATGGCTGACATTGTCAATTTGCTTGCGGCGGCGGCGGGTGCGGCCCCGGCTGAAGAAGCTGATCCCGATTTCGCAAACACCGTTTTGCTCTTGCACGGCGACGGAACCGACGGGAGCCAGAACAACACCTTCCTAGATTCCTCTACCAACAACTTCACCATTACGAGGAACGGCAATACCACTCAGGGAACATTCTCACCGTTCAGCAAGCCTGATGGGGCGTGGGCTAACTACTTCAACGGGTCTACCGACCTGTTGACAACTCCAACAGGGCAAACAAACTTAACGCTTGGAACCTCTGACTTTACCATTGAAGGGTTCTTCTACCCGACCGCACAAGTTCAGTCCAATCCATCGTTATTCGCTAGTAGCTCTGACATCAATCTTGCTAACACAATTTTGGTGCAGTTTGATTCATCAACAAATAAACTCGTTTTATTCGTAAACAATGTTCATTTAACTGCGTCATCAACAAACAACACTATTGTTCTAAACACTTGGAATCACATTGCTGTTTGCCGCACAGGTGGTGATACATACACCTTCTATATCAACGGGACTCTTGTTAATAATGTGGCTACCAATAGCACTTCATTGACAACAAATGCATGGCGCATTGGTTACTGGACAACTGGCGGCAATCAATACACGGGGTACATCAGCAATTTTAGAATACTGAAGGCGACTGCACTCTATACTGGAGCATCGTTA